TAAGAATGAACACCGAATACAGAAACAAATTCTATAATAGAATTAAAGATGTATTTGAAAAAGAAGAAACGCAAGAGCAACAGGCATTTCTACAAGCAAGAGAGGACTTCAATGACAGACAGCAAAAGGTCTTTAATCTTGCAAAGATAGTTGTTGAAAGGTCATATCCTACGGAAGATGTAGCCACACTACGAAAGTTTAAAAAGAAGTATGGCGACCCTTGTGATGTAGTAGCAAAAGATAAATGCTTTTACTTTGCACATCAAGAAGATGTAAATGACGAGGGAGAAAAAGAAGAAAATAAATAGCATTTTGATTTTGGCTTATATGGCAATCTAAATGGCAACGAGTATGGTGGTCAAGAAGATACTGAACACTTTGCTCATGCCTATTTTAGAGAAGAACTAAAAGAGAAAGGTTGCAACCCAGATATCATAGCCCAACAATCTGGCAAAGATAGCAACCCACATAAAACAAAGCACGTTGATATGTGTAATAAAGCACTTGGCAAAAGTGGGGGTAATGATGACGGAATTGGAATGACTAAAAACTTTAATGATAGTTTTTATGCTGATGTCATTGGAACTTCTTATTGCAGAAGTAGAGCAATCGCTTGTACGAAAGATGAATACAATATCTTTTTAGCTTGGCGAAGTGCAAAAGCAAAAGTTGTCACTACTCATCAAACGTGGATTAATTCTATAATGAAACAATGCGACCAGTTAAAAATCGGATTGAAAGCATATAGATATTTGTCCGAGGGTATTGAGTTGGCAAGTGAACTAGGAATAAAAGTTGACGAGGCAGAACTTATTAAAACTAATTCTACTGGCTTAACAATCTACAACCCTACAAATCTGGCGAATATGATTAAGGGTATGAAAAATAAAGAACAGACGAGAGAGCAGAAAATATATGAACGTATGAAGTATGAAAAAGAAAGTGTAAATTAATACTTGACATAGTAGGGATTATCATATATAATCCCTACTATAAACAACAGAAAGGACACAATGAAAGCAAATACAGAAATAAAAATACCACAAAACTTTTTCGTGACTTACTACGCAAAGAAACACGAAAAGTTTATAACTAGAAAAGGTCAATGGACTAAACCAAACACAGATACGCAAGGAAAGTATTTTGTATCTAAAGAGGGAAAACCTTGTTTCATTTATTACGACCTAGACGCAGACGGCTGGAGAATGGCAACGTGGGCAATGACAATTAAGGAGAGAGGATAATGGACGGAATAGAACTTATGGTAGCAATAATAGGGGCAGTAGTAATATTGACGTGGTACATATGAGTAGTTTTAATTGGTGTCACGGACCGAGTTGCCACACATCTCACACACAGGACCGAGTGCGAGGAAGTAAAGGTAGCAAGGTCCTAAGAACTAGAAGAATAAAATTACACACCGATAGTCAATGGTATAGTCCAGACGATTTTATGAATTACTTTTGCAGCCAAGGTTGTTTGCATAATTTTATAAAGACACACATACAACGAGTAGTTGCAATCGCACCGAGGACCGAGGCACTTGAAACACCAATCAATGACCCTAAGAAAACAGACAGAGCTTATTATGGTCAATGGGAAATAACAGAAAAAGACGATTTACTACCCAACGGAGATAGGGGTTGACACACAGACAGAATAGGAGTATATAGGATATAGAAAGGATACATATATATATGACAACTAAAATAAAAACAACTAACCCTTACTCTGGTCAATCAGCAATGTTGACCGAGGACGAGCACAAACTATACATAGACATTAAGACTGCAGAAGTTAAAGAGGACTACACTACAATGCAAAAGAAGTTAGATAAGTTTAGCAGACTAAATGTATCAGCATATATGACATTACTAGACTAACAATCACAGGTTGTGCGGCCCCTGCGGGGCCGCGCTTCGCGGGCCTTCGGCCCTCGGCGCTTCGCGCCTCGGGGTCCCAAACCGAAACCAAAAATTAAACATTAACCGACCCCACCCCCTAAAAACACAAAAAGGGGTCCCACTGCTTTTCGCTTTATGCCTTGATTTAGACAGCCACCCCTGTTAAAAACATTTTGGTACCATGGACTTAAATAAGGTAAATATAGAAAAATTACCTGCAGATGTGCGTAAGGACTTTAAAAGACTGCAACTACTCCATGCTGAAAAAAAGATACAGAATAAAGCTAAAAGTGATTTTCTATCTTTTGTAAAATGCATGTGGCCAGATTTTGTAGAGGGGTCCCATCACAGGCACATTGCAGAAAAATTTAATAAATTAGCTACGGGTGAAATAACTCGATTAATAGTTAATATGCCACCCAGACATACTAAATCAGAATTTGCATCTTTTCTTTTACCATCGTGGATGGTGGGCCGTAATCCAAAATTAAAAATTATACAGGCCACGCACACAGGCGAACTAGCCGTAAGGTTTGGTCGTAAAGCAAAACATTTAATTGATAGTGAAGATTATAAAAAAATTTTTGAAACAACTTTACAAGAGGACTCCAAAGCTGCAGGTCGTTGGGAAACGGCACAGGGTGGAGAATATTTTGCAGCTGGTGTTGGCGGAGCTATCACGGGCCGTGGTGCGGACTTATTGATTATTGACGACCCACACTCGGAACAAGATGCATTGTCCCCAACAGCATTAGAGTCTGCTTACGAATGGTATACATCAGGACCACGACAAAGACTTCAACCAGGCGGCAAGATCGTCTTGGTTATGACACGTTGGTCAACAAAAGATTTAACAGCAAAATTAATTAACAATCAAAAAGAACCTAAGTCTGATCAGTGGCACGTGGTCGAGTTTCCGGCGCTCATGGACCACGGACCAGTGTGGCCAGAATATTGGAACACGGAAGAGTTAGAGAAAGTTAAAGCTTCATTACCCGTTGGCAAATGGAACGCGCAGTGGATGCAACAACCCACATCAGAGGAAGGTGCCATCTTAAAACGAGAATGGTGGAGAGTGTACGACAAAGAAGATATACCGGCTCTACATCACGTCATACAATCTTACGATACCGCTTTTCTTAAAAAAGAAACAGCCGACTATTCGGCCATTACAACGTGGGGTATATTCTATCCAGACCAAGATAGTCCGGCTAATTTAATACTTCTCGATGCTATTAAAGGCAGATATGAGTTTCCAGAACTCAGGCGTTTAGCTTTACAACAGTATGAATATTGGAAACCAGAGTCTGTAATCGTAGAGGCAAAGGCCTCAGGTCTACCTCTAACCTATGAATTACGGCAGATGGATATACCTGTTATTAACTTTACACCGAGCAGAGGTAATGATAAACATGCTAGAGTGAACGCAGTAGCACCACTTTTCGAATCTGGAATGATATGGGCGCCAGATCAGAAATTTGCAGAGGAGGTGATTGAGGAATGTGCAGCATTTCCAAACGGTGATCACGACGACCTTGTGGACTCTACAACACAAGCTATCATGCGCTTTAGACAAGGTGGACTAATTGGACACCCTGAAGATTACATTGACGAGAAAAAAGACCCGAAACCTAGGACGTATTATTAATGAGCATATTTAAACTTATAAGAGAATTTTCAAAAAGATATGGCAGATCGCCTAGTCCAAGTGAATTAGATAAATTAAAAAAACAATCAGATATTATACAGCAACAAGATACAATTATACCCTTTCCACAAGGCGGCAAAGATAAACTTAGTCCTTTTGATAATTTTAAAGCATCAGAAGATGCTTATGAGCAATCACAAAAGTTAACACCTATAGAAGCTATGAAAGAAGCTAACAGTCTTATTGGTAGAAAAGGTAGATATAAAAATATATCAGAGAGTGATGCTAAGAAAAAATTAGGAGAACTAGAAGATATTATTAAGAGTGAAAAGTTAGAACCTGAAGATTTAGTAGGTGATGATTTAGGTGATAAATTAAAAGATTATGACGGTGATCCAGATGCTATGGCAATGGGTGGTCTTGCAGGAGCTATTGCCAAACTAAAAAAGAAATATGGTAAAGACATAATTCAAAAAGGCAAAGCACCAAAGAAAAGCAAGAAAAAAGAAACACAAGATATGTTTAGAGAGTTTAATAGAAAAAATAAAGCAGGCGGTGGTTTAGCTTACATGTTAGGTGAACCAAGGGATAATTTAAAAGAAGGCGGCCCACCTAATCCAGGTCGAAGAAACTTTATGAAACTGATGGCGGGTCTAGCATCAATACCTGTTCTTGGTAAATTTTTTAAACCTGCAGCGAAGGTAGCTAAAGTTGTACCATTACAGAACACAACGACAGCGATGCCTGCATGGTTTCCTAAATTTGTAGATAAAGTTATAGACAAGGGTGTTGGTACAAAAATAGATGCAGACATTATGAAATACGAAGTTAAAGAACTACCAGGTATTAAAGTAACAAAACATGATGATGGTCGAGTGTTTGTTGAAGGTAAAAATGATTATTCCAAATCTTATGAGATTGAATACGAACCACCTGGTTACGTAGTTGTAGATGAATCAAAAGGTAAAGCTGTTAAAACTAAGGGGGACTTTAGAGCACAGGAAGAAGTTCCTGTAAATGTAGATCCAGATGGTAATGCAGACTTTGATGCAGAAGTATTAGAAAGTGTTGATAATATTTTAAGTAGCGATGCAAGAGCCATGGAAGAATTTGCAACAG